GAATTCCTTCTCATAAGTATCAGGAAGATACTGATCTAAGAAATTAAAGTTAGTGATGTAGTTTGTGGACAATGCCACTTGTTCTGATGATGGTTGAAGATTTACTCCTCCAACCGATAATGATCCTGCCATTTTCTTTTTGTTTTAGGTTATTATTTTTTAAATTTCAACCCACGTCCTGATGGCTCTGATACGGCTCTTATTGTTGTTTTACCTACCACTTGAGTCTCAGGTTTACGTCTAGCTCCTAACGTGATGTTTTTATCTTCAGCAGCCGATTCGGATACTGTGTCTGAAACACCTTGCTCGTAAAAGAACTTAGCGTATTTTTCTGGGTTCATTGCAATTGATAACGCTCTATGGTATCCAGCCGTATCTTCCATCAACCCATCGTCATTCAAGAATTTTGATATAAAGTTACTGATGTCTTTTTGACTCTCTCTAACTTTGTCAATCTCTTGTATCGGATAGGTAAACTTCTTGTCATCAATACTGAATTCAAAACCTTTGAATTCATTACTGAACAACTCGTCTGTCTTACTCTTAAACCATTCAGCTTTTTTAGCTGCCTGCTCTTGTTGAGTCTTAGCGTTACTCATTTGCTCTTTAAAGGCTAGATACTCTGGATCATCTGGAGCACTTGATCCATTAGACTCTAATGGAGTATAGTATTTCTCTTTCTGACCTTCGAAGTATTTCTTAGCCTTTACTATTTCTTTCTTCTTGTCTCTTTGTCTTTTCCTGATTAATGAATCTTCATCTAGATCTTCGTCGTAAGCGAAGTTGTCTTCGATGTATCCATTAATATCCTCTTGGTCCCAACCATCTTCAGTCTCAGCATAAAACCTAGACAACAATGAATTGTCATTCATCTCATCAAAGTTCTCATTCAACCTCATATAGTCTTCCATCCCTCTTCCAGTTTCATTTCTGTACTGAATGAACTTGGATATATCTTCAGGAATTTCATTGCTTGATGACGCTTCACTAGCAAATAATGAATCAATCGATTCTATTTCTTTTCCGTACTTCTCCTTAATGAAGCTCATTACGGATTCTTCGTTAATCTCTGCTTGAGCAATATTATCTTCTGCTTCTTGGTTACCTTCTTGGTTACCTTCTTGGTTACCTTCTTGGTTACCTCCTTGGTCGTTATCTTGGTCGTTATCTTGGTTGTCGTTTTGACTAGCAGCGTGATCCTCAATAATTTCCCTCTCTAACTCTTGCTTTGACTTTTCATTAACTGAGTCTACAGCTTTTACTTGAATTTTCATTTGATTTGATTTTTACAAAGTTAAAAATAATATTTATTATATTTTTCGGTCTATCTTGGGTCGAATTCCGCTAGATCAAAGCCATCTAAAGAGTCCTCGTTAGATTCAAAATTTAAAGAAGGTAGGTCGAACTTTCTTTGGCTTACCATCTTTGACTGCATAGTAGCCTGCTCACGCTGTCTTCTGTCTTTAGCCTTCTCCTTTTTATCCTCCAATGATTGTTTTACTTGCATCTCCATAGACTTTAATCTAGTGTTTAAGTCGAACTCTTTTTGCATCAGATCGAACTTGAGTTGAGCCTGTCTCTCTAGAACTCTTATCTCGTTATCACCTTCAGCGTTCTTAACTTGAATCTTAGCTTGAGCCTCCATCTGTACCTTTTGAGCAGCGTTCTGAGCAGCCATCTGTTGCTGCTGCATCTGAATTTGAGCGATAGACTGCTGTTCCTTCTCTTTTATTTGCTGGTCATAATCACGCTTTCTTTTTCTCTTAACTTTTAGTAACTGGTTGGCTAACTTTATGTTGTTTATTTCTCGGATATCAATAGCGTCCTCAAGATCTATACCACCTTCTCTCAAAGCGATTTGTATATTCTCCTCTAGCTTTTGCTTCTGCTCTTCATCTGGAGATACCTCTATGAATATACCAAAGTCGGAAAGGTACAAGTCTTTTACATCTTCAAGAATAGAAACGTTTTGTTTTCCTATCTTATTTATAAACTCCTCTTTGTAATCTGAGTACTCTAATAAGTCAGAAATTCTACATGAGAGACCTTCAGCTAATGTTCTTGTTATAAATATAGACCCCTCCAATATATGTCTGGTAGCTACATTTGATGATAGTGCTGCCATCTTCTGTAAACCAACTAATGCATCCTTGTGCGGTGTAGAAGCATCCATAGAGTCATTGGCTCCTATAGCTCCCTTCATAAGGTTCAAGTAATGATTGAACTGAGCAATAAGAGAATTAATCTTACCTCCAGCACTAGACTTGGTTAATTCCTGAATAGGAGTCCTAGCATTGTTGAAGTCTCCATCTTGCGTGTAACTTCTACCAATAACACTACCTGTTTGGAAGTAAAGCCTTAAAGCGTCTTCTGGATTATAAGCAGCCCCAGTTCCTAGGTCTACCTCATTTATACCATCAGCATCAATGAATACTCCGTCAGGAACCATTTTACTAGATACCTGCTGAAACTTCATGTGGTTTAACTGCAACATGTCAGCAAAAGGGATCATCCTTAACCCGATAGAATCAATAGCTCCTTTATACAATCTAGGGGCGCATGCAACATAGTTCGACATCACACGTTGAGATGCTGACTTAGGTCTAACCATATTTTCTTGAAGTTCCCATTTCAAGATAAAATTAGTACCTGCGACCATAATCCCTTCATACCAAACTTCGATTCTCTTTTCAACTTTCTCAAACCCTCTTTCATCCATCATTTCTTGAGGCGGATTAAAGTCATCGTCTTTTCTTATAACTCTGGAAGCGTTGTCGGAAACCTTCTTCTTCTTATATACATATTTCTTAGTAGTCTTGTATGAGAAGTTTATGAGTGTAACTGTCTCGCTTGAAAGTTCAGAGTTCTGTCTATCTCTTTCTGTAGGGAACTCTCTCATCCATGCTTGAGAATAAGACTTTAATTCTGCTAGATCCTCATTGGTTAAATCAGGGTCTATCTTTACAAGTTCCGATACAGGCACTGTTTCAACGTCTCCCCAATAATAGCAATCCTTAAACATTGGATCCTCTGTATAGCTATGTATAACTTTTGATGGATCTAAATAAGTAATATCTATACCACCACCTCTTAGGAATCTATGGCGAAGAGCACCTATACCTAAGACGACCAAGTCGTATTTAAACCTCTTAGCTATGTCTTCGTAATGATTCTCATTAAACACGGTTTGTATAGCTATCTCTTCAGCTATTTCTATCCCCGGCTTGTATTCCAATTCCATGTACAACTGAAGCTCCTCGTCTGTCTTCGGTAAAGTTTCCTTGTCGTTTATAAATGGGTTAATTCCGAAATCCTTTTCTACTTGTTCCAATAATGGCTTAGAGACCATCTCTGATTCTATTACATCTTGAAACTCTTGCTTTCTTTTTATAGATAATGAATCCTGAGACTCTACTTTAATTGAAAATATCCTATCCTCCAGACCATTGCATACAATGTCTATAAACTTAGGCATCACCGCTATTGGTGTCCAATCTAAGTTTAGATGAGAAAGATCTCCATCGACAGATAGCTCGTCTTTATATTTCTGGATCGGTTGTTCAGCTCTTGCGTATAACCTCCTTCTGTTAAATTCTGTCCATCGATCATAATACCTACAACCACCTCCATCTTTTTTAAACCACTCGTATTGAATAGCTTGCCCTATCTTTAGACCGAACTCTTTTTTATTCTTGTCAGAATCGCTGACATTATCATCAGGGAATCCGGGATCGGTAATAGTTATTTTGATATCATCCATTTCTTATCTAATAATTTTACTCTGTCCTCCAGAGTTGTCGTACCTTGCAAAGGTAATACTTATTTTTGAATTTTCTTTTTTAGGTTTGTAAAGGTTTTTCATACAAGCTATCCTAGATAACCCTGAAGATATCGAGGCATCAAACTTAGTCCTGTTATTGATGTCAAACGAAGCCCAATCTTTTAAAGTTCTGTTGAAGGGCATTACACCTATTTCCTCTGGGTTTCTGTACTCACCACTCGTGTCGTATCCAATGTTCTTCTCTATAAAAATTTCAATAGCAGAAGCGTGAGCTTGCTTTACAGCCTCGCTGGAGTTAGGTATCCCTCCTAGTTCTTTCTCAGCTACAGACAGCTTATTATAAGACTTGTCGGGTCTATTCATACTGAACCCTCTGTACCCTCTATTCTTTAGGTGATACAAAAGCCCCGGCTTGTTATTCTCACATAGTATCGGCATACCATAAAAGACAATAGCCATCAATACTTCCTCGAAAAATATCTCAGCTGTTTGCGGCCTAGCAATATACTCTAGAAAAAACTCCTCAGTAGGAGCGTCATCCATATGAAACGTAGTGCTTCCATGTAACGCACCGTTAGATCCACCTCCTCCAACGGTTCCAGAAATGTCATAGCTATCGCATCCAAACGCACCAATATGAGCATTACCCGGATATTTAAGTCCTTTCCTAATTTCTACGTTATTACGCAACTCTTTTTTAGGTACCCACGACAATAAAAACCTACCTTTGTCGTCAGGTGAAAATATAACCTCCGTGTCCTTTTCCCCATTTTTCCAGTGGAATGAACCTCTGGTTAAATGTTGTCCTGCTATTAAGGAATCGTTGTAGTCTATCTGATCATATATCTTCGTTAGGTTAAATATAGATAACTTACTCTCGTCTCTAAACGCATGAGACTCAGACCTAGGGTATTGTCTATAGAACTCGTTCAACGCATCTGGATCACCTTTTAATGAATCTACTTCAGCTTCCCAGAAGTCTATCGCTCCACTGTCTATCATTTCACCGTCAACCCCTAGTACAGGTTTGTCTGGAGTCCTGTAAACTGGCATACCGTATCGATCTATAAATCCTTCCATGTTGTGCTCCATTGGAATAAACAATGCGTACAGACCTGACTTAGTCTGTCCGTTCTTATTCCTCTTGGTTACATCAGAGTCGTAATATAAATCTTTGAAGTTTTGACCTCCTTTATCCAATGCGTTACATGTTGAACCCATCATACACTTACCAATAATCTTCCTACCTAATCGGAGACAAGTCTTGGTAACTCTCCAGTTATTTAGAATGTTATTTGGCTTCAACCATTTTCCTGTTTCGTCATGAACTAAACGTTTTAACTTCTCTCCATCGTAAGAGTTGTCGTCTGTATTCTTCCAGTCGATGGTTGTGTCTAGTCCTTGAGTATCATCGTCGTCATCATCGTACATGTTTTTCTTGGTGATACGAGACGCTGGAACTCTAAATGCTAACTCAGTTTTCGGTCTATCCATACCATCCTGAATAGGTTTGAAGAAGAATGGTTGTTTGGATGATATAGGTACGACCTTGTCTGTAAACATCTTCTTGGCATCTGGACCAGTTTTTGATAGTATGCCCATTCTTGAGTCTTTCGTTATGGTACCGACATTCACAAGTTCTGACGATCCCATAAATGAAAATCCAGAACGACGAATCTTTAAGTAGGTCATACCATAAGATCTGTTGTCAGCTACACACGCCTCCCAGAATAACCATAAGATTCTGTTAGCCTCCCGATAATCTGGATATCCAACATCAATCGAATCCCACTGTAAGTACTTATAATGCGACCCTGTTATGTACGTAGAAACTCCATTGTTTTTAAACCAAAATCCTAACTCTCTTCTTTCAAATTCAGTCTCTATGTAGTCTACCCATTTAGCTTTAAACTCTTTTGGTTTCCTCTTCCATTGGAATATAGACTTAATTTTAGCTAACTCTTGTGGGAGTTCTTTTCTCTCCCAGTACTGATCCTTTTTATTTCTGCTTCTTTTATATACAACTGAAGGTTCTTTAGGTAGGGCAACTAGAAGACCTTGGATGTTGTATATCTCTCCGATAGTACCATCCTTAGATATGACAACCATGTCATAATCCTTATTGTATCCGTACTTCCAGTTCTTTTTATCATTCATCCTCTTCTTTCTAGAGGATGGAACTAGATCTTTTACAATCTTATAAAGCTTGCTATTTTGCTCTTCTTTCTGCAAAGCCTCCTATTTCTGAATTATCGTTATCACCTTCTTCAATTTCTCTGATCATCTGCTCCTCTTCCTCTATCCTGTTGAGTATATCTAGTGCATCGAACATTGCTAGCTTTTTAGCGGCAGCAGCGTTCTTCATTTTGTCAGCAGCAAGATCGGAATCTAGGTCTTGTTCAGACCCAAGAATTTTGCTGTCAAGAACTTTTATTAGTTCGTTAACTCCGTTGCGAGCTGATTCTAGCAAACGCTTCTTTTGTTCTATCGTGGTCTCTTTCATTTCTTTATAGTTAAGTGTATATCGTATATTCTGTATAGCAACTTTCCATCAACCCTGAATTCATACTCTGAGTCAGGAGAGAATATAACATGATCTCCTTCCGATAGTCCTTGCAATTTTGCATAATCACTCAGGTATACCATAGATCCAGTTAATGGCTCGTTTACTATATTCCTCTCTATCTCGGATTTAGCTGCCTTAACAGGTTCAACAAACGAATACATCCCATCACAATACCACTGACCATCGTGTTTATACATGAAATACTGATCACTGTCAATTAGAAAAATATTATCGAATAGGTATGACTTACCGCTTCTCTCTACACCTTTAATGTCGTTGTAGAACTTAAATACGTTGTGGTGCACTAGAAGAATATCTCCCGGAACTATATCTCCAGAATACCCGATAGGTGTGTTTATTACTTTAGCAAATCTATTAGACGCCTTGTGATCTTCTTTCGAGGAACTAGTAATAAAGTCAATGTCACCAATTTTAATCGAGTTATCATACCTTCTATCGTTTAATGGCTCCACCAAAAAACTGTGAGGTGATCTCATTTTATTATATATTGATATTATATTCTAATACATGTGGAGTGGTAACACTTACCTCCTTCCACTTAACAACTTCATCGTCAGAGTTTATTATGTATATCT